TGCTACTATTTCAGCAGCCATTGTCTAAACTACCCGCACCTTCAGGTTGTTGCCTGTCAATGCTGTAATCCTGACCTTATTCTGGGCAGGAGCGTCATAGTCATAATCAGTTCCTAGTATCGCGCCTTTATTAAGTACATTGGCATCGTAGTTAATAGACACACCGTCACTGGATGGAACCGTAGTGCCGCTAGATAGGTTGAAGATAATGCCTAAGTCTAGGTCATTAGCTAGTGTGAAGTGGTTAGCGTCAGATACAGCGTCAAGCTGCGTCTTGTTCATTTGGTTTGGATAAGATACTGTCCCAGTGCTTGACCATTGATACAAAGCATCATTTGTTGTTCTTCCTAGCAATATTAATTTTGAGCCATCAGCATTAAATCCAATTCCACTGTTATATGCTTCAGTACCAGTGGTATCTAACGTCTGGTCTGCTGTTGAAGACGCTGTTGATATATCCCAAGCTGTAGACATATTGAATTTACTTACAGTAGTGCCTGCTGTTTTTATAAGCACTGTGCCGTCTGAAGAAATTGTAAAATGTGTCAGCACTCCTTCTGACGAGACTTTGTTGTCATAGCTTGCGGTGCTTAAATCCCACGCAGTGCTTAAAGCATATTGCCATACATATTTTGGACTTTGCCCGCTTACATACATCTTTGTGCCATCTGGCTTAAAAGATATATCTATTGGGCCATTTGCGCTTCCTGTCTGAGAAGAGACATTAAAACTTACTGAGTTATAACTTGCGGTACTCACATCGTAAGCAGTTGAAAGGTCATACTCATATACGCTGCTTGTTGCTAAACCGCCAACGTACATTTTTGTACCGTCAGAACTTATAGCTACTCCATTAACAAAACTATCTTCATTTATATAAAAACTGTTACTAGAATAGCTTGCAGTGCTGATGTCATAAGCTGTGCTAAGAGTGTACTGATATATTCTCCTGTTAGTATTTCCAGCTATATACGCTTTTGTACCACTATCAGCAAATACAAATCCTTGACCACTATTATCTTGACCTCCAGTTGAAAACGTAACAGAGTCATAACTGGCGTTTGTCAAATCATACGCATCAAAAGTAGTAGCCCCCGTCATAGCCTCCTGCAAAGCATTCAACTCTGTGTTGGTCGTGGCGTTAGTCCAAGTAGTAGACGCATAAGTACCATTGGAGTTGTACTGCCAAGTGCCTGAGTTATTGCGGACAATAGACCGTATGCCATCTGTGTTATGGGCAATCTTCCAAGTAGCTCTATCGTCTGTTGAGACTGCGTAGTAAATACTTCCATCACCAGCAGCCTCATCTGCGGTCATAGAGTTAATGTCTGTCCAGTAGGTAGAGTCTGTGGAATTTGTTGTGTGGACTGCGTGGTAGCCTGATGGAATGTATGTTGTTGCAGAATTAAATTTAATTACTACGTTTGTGCTTTGTCCTGCAATAAATAAAGTTGCGCCATCTTGCTCAAATGTTAATCCACGAGGCAATGTTGTATAGCTAGCGAGATATAAAGATATTGAATCGTAACTTGCAGTGCTAATATCCCACGCAGTGCTTACACTGTATGAGTGCAATGAATAAGAACCATACCCAACTAAATACAGTTTTGTGCCATCTGAATTAAAAACTAATCCTGTTGGTGCGGTATCTTGTGAATTTACATTAAGATTTTTAGACGCATAAGATGCGGTCGTAATATCCCAAGCTGTTGATAACGTATATTGTTGAAAATATCCAGAAAGGTCAGCAATATATAATGTTGTCCCGTCATCTTTAAAATAAAGCCCAGAAGGACTGCTAGCCTGTGCGGAAACTGAAAATGAATTAGATGAATATGAAGCCGTTGAAATATCAAAAGCTGTAGTCAATGTATATTCATATACTGTCTGTGAAGTATAACCTAATACAAATAAAGTCAATCCGTCTGACTTAAAATATAAATCTGTTGGTACAGAATCTTGAGATGAAACAGAAAGCGTACTATTTAAACTTAAAGTAGTTGGGTCATAAGGCACTGACAAAGAAAACTCATTAATCTCAACTCCACCATAACCAATAATGAACATCTTTGTTCCATCATTATTAAATTGAATCCCAGAAATTGATGATTCATATGTAAGGATGTTTTGACTTGATGCAAAAGTAGCACCACTTACATTATAAGGATTCTGTGGACTTGTTTTACTCAACTCCAAATCACCATCAGTCGTGTTATACACAACGGCATACATCTCCCAAGAGCCTGAAGCTACTTGAGCGTATGAAGTGGGTGCTGTGGTTTCTGTAAATGCGCCAGCAGTAGAAGTTAAAATAAACACACCGTTGTTAGCTTCAATGGTCTTGCCTACGTCAGCAGATGCGAATGAACCTGTGCCTAGTGATACAGCAGAAACGCCAGTATTGTATTCGTTAATGTCATCTCCAGTAGTCCCAACAATAAAAAATTTGCTACTGCTTGGGTTGAATGCAATTCCATTAGGCGTTAGCTCTTGTGTTGCTACTGAAAAACTATTTCCAGAGTATGAGGCTGTACTTAAATCGTAAGCAGTGCTTAAAGTATATTCATATACTGTATCGTTAGTTGTACCTACTACATATACCTTTGTTCCATCACTGTTTATATCTAAACCAACACCTATTGGCTCCTCACTACTTATATCTATAAAATTTCCAGAATATGATGCAGTTGTTAAATCAAATCCCGTAGTTAATGTATACTCGTAAACTTTATCTGTGTTATTACCAATAATATACATTTTTGTGCCGTCTGGCTTAAATCTTATTGCGTGTGGCGCAGTAGCCTGACTTGCAACAGAAAACGAAACGCTTGCGTAAGAACCAGTAGACAAATCAAAACCAGTAGTCAGGTTATATTGGTACACTGTGTCATTTAAGTATTCACACATAAAAAGTTTTGTACCATCTGCATTGAATGCAATTCCTGAACCACCACCGCTTTGACTGCCAACACTTAAACTATTTCCGCTATAACTAGCCGTAGATATGTCATACGCAGTAGTTAAATCATATTCATAAACATTGTTACTAGTATTACCCATAACAAAGACTTTAGTTCCGTCATTGTTAAATGCTATGTCGCTAGGCGCAGTGTCCTCAGTAGATACAGAAAAAGCATCAACAAAAGACGAGGCAGCTAAATCTCCAAATACAAAATCCAACGTAGTCGCAGGAGCAGAGTTCAAACGTGTGTAGTTTTCTGTAGTAGAATTAACGTCCCAGCTATTATTTGTTGTTCCCGTCTGCGCTACTTCTTTAGTCACGCCCACAACAGGAGACAGCACGTTACCTGACAAGGTAATTGTGGCTACTTCATCTGCTACAAATGTCTTGGTCAGAGAGCCAGAAGTTACTGAAATGTTGTCTATCTCAGTGTCAAGAGTATTGAGCTGAGTCTGAGCGTCAGAAGTCAGGTTATCAATAAAGTTAATAGTAGCCGCGCTATCGGCTATGTCTCTTGATTTACTCATCTCTATACCTCTGGCTCATCAGGCCAAGTAATCGTGTTTGGGAATCCTGCTTGTGAAGGAACATCCCGTAGTGCTTGTCTGTAGTTAGCCCATTCAGTTGACAGTGTTAAGTCGCTAGAAGCTCTCCAATCTGTAGCCTTTAGCTTTTCATCTCTTTCTAAACGAATTGAATCAGCTAGCCTTAAAGATGCGTTAGCCGCTACGTCTTCCATCCACGCTATTTCTTCGGCAGTAGCGTTATGCTCAATTCCGTTCTTAATAATTTTTACTGGTGTGTCAGTCATTAGACCACTCCATATAAATTAAACTTGCCTTCAAGCGCATCAAAATTTACAACTCCACCGGTAAGATGAAATCTAAAACCACTAATCTGGTCTGTGTTGCTTCTGTGACACGCCTCTGACCTATGAAAAGAAGTTGAACCACTAGTAGTTTGATTGCGACCATACAAAGTAATAATTCTTTTTTCTTTTAGTGAAGTTGAATTTGCATTCAATATCATCACGTGGCCTGTATATGACTGATTGTCAGAATTATTAACACCACCAGCCAAATCTATTTCGCTGTGACTATTTATTGTTGCTGTGCTACCGCTTATGTTTCTTGTTGCTCCATAAGCATTAGTAGCACTTAAGACGTTATAACCACTTCCATAAAGCGTATATCCATAAAGCTGACAGCTATTATTCCAATTATTAAAAGCAGTAAATGTAATTACAAAATGCCTATAAGTTGATAATAAGTTATACCACTCTAAATCCACTGTTCTTTGAATTCCAGCGCCAAGTGTTGTTTCGCTTATATGCGTCCAAGCACCACCACCAGCATCAGCAAACGCAAGAGTCCCGCTACCATTAGTAGTTAATACTTGGTCAGCAGTTCCGTCTGTAGTTGGTAGAGTAAACGTCCCGACAAAGCTAGTCAGGTTAGAGTCATAGGCTTGAACGTCAGTTCCTATTGCTACACCCAGATTAGTTCTTGCTGTACCAGCGTTAGCCAAATCAGATAGATTGTTTGCGGTAGCTGCATAATCTGAAGTTGCCGCAGTAGCTATAGTGCCTAGACCAAGATTAGTTCTAGCAGTAGCTGCACTAGCAAGATCTGACAAATTATTAGCAGTAGCAGCGTAGTCACTGGTTGCTGCTGTAGCAATTGTGCCTAGACCTAAGTTAGTGCGGGCAGTAGATGCACTACCTAAGTCACTAAGATTATTGGCAACTTGAGCAAACTTAGCATCAGCAGCAGCCTGTGTATAAGTGTTGGCTACGTTAAATGCACCGTAAGCTACGATATCTATAATATCGCCAGAGGTAGCACCTGTAGTAAGTACAATGTTTGTGCCAGACGTAGCAGTAAAGTCAGTACCTACTAATAGCTTTACACCGTTTAAGTAGACATCTACATAGCCAACGTCATAGGTAATCGCAAAAGTAGTCTGTCCAGAAGTAGCTGTGTAAGTTTGACGATTGCTTGTACCATTGACAGCAGAACCAGCAGCAGTCCAGCCTGTGCCTGTATAGACACGCATTTCTTCTGCTGTGGTATCCCAGTACAAAGCACCTGTTAATAGAGCATCACCATCATTGTCTACACTGGGTGAGCTAGACTTAGCACCTAGATAACGGTCATCAAAAGCATCATAACTAGCAGCCGCAGATGTGGCAGAAGTTGCAGCATTTGACTCGGATGTTGAGGCGTTTGAAGCCGACGTTGCAGCGTTTGATTCTGAAGTTGCAGCTGCCGCAGCGCTTGTAGCTGCTGAAGTGGCGCTTCCAAGAATACTATCTACGTATCCTTTGCGTGTTAGCTCGTCTGCTGTAGTAGGAGTAGCGGTAGACGTAATAGAGTTTGTACCTAGTACAATATTACCCGTCATAGTACCGCCAGACAGGTTTAGTTTAGTGTCTAGCTGTCCTTTGTTTACAGCGTCTCCACTAGCAGTGCCATCAGCAAGGCCTGTAATCTTGCTCGATCCCATAGCAATAGCACCGGTCATAGTGCCGCCTGCCAAAGGCAGTTTAGTTGCTATGGAGTTAGTAATTGTAGTTGAAAAATTAGCGTCGTCGCCTAAAGCAGCTGCTAATTCATTTAATGTATCTAGCGCAGCAGGGGCTGAGTCAATTACATTAGCTACTTGAGTATCGACGTATCCTTTAGTGGCAGCGTCAGTGCTTGCGACAGGAGAGCCGAGGTCTGTAAGGACAGCAGTATTAAAATCTACAGTTCCGTTTAATACAAGGTTGTTTAAGGTTGTTGTGCCGCTTGAAGCGGTGACGTTACCTGTCAAGTCGCCGGTGATGTTACCGGTTACGTTTCCGGTTAGATTGCCGGTTACATTGCCCGTCAGCGGGCCTGAGAATCCTGTATTTGCAGTTATGTTTGTGCCTGTGATGGCAGAGGGCGTTGTGCCGCCTATAACGATACCGTTGACTGTACCGCCAGTAAGAACTGCATTGCTTGAAGATAGGTTACTGTTAGCTGTTACAGTACCTGTAGCTGTAATAGTTCCAGTAGTAATTGATGAGGGGTTAGTACCCAGTTCTACAATAGTAGAAGAAGCATTCTCTGTAAAGAGACGCTTATCTGTTACATTAACCGCTAACTCGCCCTGAACTAAGTCTGATGTCGATGGGACAGCTGAGGCGGTAGAGCTGTTCTTCGTAATGATAGTCGTAGTCATGTATCTACCTTAATAAACCTCTGAATTAAAAACAGGGGAGGCTCCGAAGAACCTCCCCAGTTAACTTAGTCCTTACGCGTTAACGTTAAGGATAAAACCACCTTCTGGGCGAAGAACCTTCACACCATACAGATGATCAGCAGTGTACAAGTTAGAAAGCCATTCTTGCTTGTACTGAGTCTGAGAACGAACACCCATCTGCTCAGCAAGAACAAAAGCGTCCCTGTGGAGAAGAAGCGCTGCTTTCAGATCGTTGGTGTTAGCAGTGTTATCCCCTGCGGCTTCAGAAGTAGCGCAGTTAGTAGATACGTAAATGTCAACACCGTAGATGTTACCAATCAAACCGTTCTGTACAGGCTGACCACTTACGAAGTCAGAAGATACATAACGATCAACACCCATGATAGCGTTACGCAGTGAAGGAGGAATAACAAACGAACGATTGTCGAAAGGCACGTCGTTGTCGTCCATCTTCTGCAACAAAGCACGGAAGCCAGCGTCTGTGAAGACATCGCTAGCAGTTACCGTGTCTGCGGCGTATGCGGTCAGGCCAGTAGAGGCGTCAACGTAGTAAGAAGCAGTGTTAACATAAGTACCGCTTGCATTACCAAGATTGACAGCCAAACCATGCAGGTCTGAGTCTACTTGCTTAGCCAGAGCATAACCAGCGTCTGTGGTATAGAACTGACGGAGTGAAGACAGAGCCTGTACGTCGGTGATGTCTTCGATCAGTCGTGAGTATTCAAAGTGCTTGTCAATTACGACTTGTACTTCGCTCTCAGTAGCGTTCTGGATGCTGACTGCTGTGTTAGCAGACTTAGCAGTCGCCGTACCACGAACGGGAGCAGGAATATGGACAGTATCGCCCTTCTTACCTACCATGCTCATTTTCTTGACGAGTGGCGCGAGTACGAGTGAATTTTCGTAGGCCGCGATAACCTCGTCCGACCAAATTTCTGGGATAAAAGTAGCTGCGCTAGTGTTATCCACAGCATTGGTCATATCAGGGTATACAGACTTAGTAGTCATAATAATCTCTTCCTATAAATGATTATTTGACCCTTCCTTCGGCATAAGCCCTCATTATCTCATCCTGAAGAGCTTCGTACCGACTAGGGTCGTTACGCATTAGTTTAATAATGTCTGCTCTGCGGAAGATTTTCTTACCCTTCTCACTACTGCCAGAAGCGTTTCCAGTAGAAGCGTTCCTAACTGTATTGGCCCTGCTTTGCTTTTCTACGCTAGCCGTCTGAGTTACCAAAGCCTTTCGATCTTTCCAAAGGCTAAAGATTTCATCAGCTGCTTCGTAGTCATAGTTACGATCAGCCTCGGACAATAACTTAGTCCTAAAGCTGCTTTCTTTCACCCAATTCAAGAAGGCTTCATCCTGTAAGATTTCCTTCATGTCAGGATGCTTCTGCGTCAGTATGTTCTGAGCAGCAGACTGCTTCATGGTTATCGAAGCCTTTTGAGCCTCTACAACCGCTGGGTGTTTCTCAATCGCTTTCTGAATAGCTTTCTCAGGGTCAGAGAAATAATCAATCTCTTCCTCATCGACAGTTTCTTCTCTTTTGGATTGAGACATTACAAACTCGTCTACAACCTTCCGTAGCTCGCCTACCTCGCTAGACTGCCTTCCTAGAAGCTGTTCAGCCTCTTGGTGCATCTTAACGACTTCAGCGATAGACTTACCCTGATACTTGTCGGGGACGTCTGGTGCTTCTTCTACCGGCTCTGTAGTTGTCTCCTGTACAGGAGCTACAGTACTTTCCAGTGTTGGTTGAGACTCCTCTGATGCTTCCACATCATCGTCTTCATGTCGTCCAGTGTCAATTAGTGTAGCCATTATTACTCCGTGATCTAATCATTATGGAGAGTGGTAAAGCAGCGTGGTTACTCGCCGTTCTCTTTACGCTCTTGTTGTATCTTTTGCTGCCGGTGCTTAGCCCACTTCATTGTAGCATCTGGAAATGCTCCAGACAAAGGGTCTAAGGAACTGGCAACAGCCGAGACAATTCTAGTTGCCTTGCCTTCGCAAGTTGAACATACTGCTTCCCTGATCTCTTCGTCAACATAGCTATCAGTGACGTGTCCATCAGGACAGATGAACTCATAAATTCGTCTAGCCATTGGCTGCTTCCTCGTTATTCTTGACAGTTTCTTCAAGATTGAGAATTGAGCCAATGATATTTAGTTGTCCTTTACGAAATTGAAGGTCTAAATCGTCTTTAGTGCTCAGTACTGAGTTTATGATCTTAGCGTTGTTTTCTAGCTCCTCTAGCAGAGACTTCCAGCCGTCTGTAGTGAACATCATACGCAAGTCTTCATAGTACTTTTCGTCGTCTGTCATGTCATTCTCCTTTTTGGTGACATTTTCCTTGACTTTAACTAGCTTTTATGCTAATCTTATAATTATATCTTATTATAACATATTTTTTAGACTTTGTCAAGTCTTTTTAGCGGCTCTTTTGGCCGGTTTAGGGGGTTCTAGGGCTTCAATCTTCTTTTCTAGCTGCTCGATGCGCTTATTAGCCCTATCGAAAGCTATATTTACCTGATCTGCGAGGCCTTCCAAGTCCTTTGTGGTTATCATCCTCATTAAAACGCTCCTCTCTTGGTGTTTTCCTTGTCTACTTCAAGACCCAAAGCCTTTTCGTCCAGAGCCAGCTTAGCAATCTTCATCTTACGATCAAATTCCTTGTCTGTATTGTCAGACATACCGTTAAGAGCCTTAATACGGTCAGTTTCAAGCTCAACAGGTACGCCACGAGCCTCAAGAGCGATCTTTTGTGCTCTAGCCTCGCTTTCAGCGGCTTGTCCATTAAGAGCATTAGTCTGACTAGCTTTAAAGGCCTGCTCTGCCTGACGAGCCTGCTCAGCCGCCTGCTGCTGCTCTGGAGATGGCTGCTGTGCTTTCATCATGGTTTGTATCAAATCTTCACGATTATTGATGTTCATGTTGTCAATAATACTCTGTAGCAGGATAGGATACACAGGATTCTCAGGCCCAGTGGTCTGTAGAAGCTGTACAAGCTGAGTTACTTGGTACTCACGGGCTACGATACCCAGAGTAGACGTAATATTGAACTCATAATCCCCAGCTGGGAAGTACTCAGGCTCAAACTGCATATATCGCCACGCAGCTTTCTGTACAAACGGGATCAGGAAGGACTCTTGAAAGTTCACAAGGGTACGCTTCTGCCGCTTGATGATACTGCCCATGCTCATAGAAGAGCCAGCAGAAGTAGGCCCACCGCCTCCAGCAGCTGTCTGAGCGGAGTCTAGACTGCCTGTAGAAGCCTGTACCATGCGTTGTAGAGCTTCTGCCTGTGCAAAGCTGATCTGGCTGACGTTGCCGAAGTTAAACGGATGCAGCACCTCTCGTGGGTCGCCGTTTGTCAGCAGTAGTTTACCTGCCTTGACCTCTGGCTTAGTGCCTCTTGGCATACGAGTAGCGTCCATAGCCAGCATTGGGTGGATGGTGAGAGCAAGAGCGTCTATACGTGCTCTGATTTCACTGTCCAGAGCCTTCTGGGAGTTATAGCCTTTCTCACAAACACCCATCCCCCAAAAACGACTAGGCACACAGTCCCATGAGAAGGCCACCACGGGACGATCTTCCATCATGTAAGGGTTCTTCTCAGCCTTGAGCAACTGGCCGTTACCGAGCACCACAAGAGCTTCTACGTAGTACGAATCACGACCCTCGTCTTCTGTCTCGCTGTCGAGGCCGTCTACGCCTTCTTCTTCGCCTGCTGCTTCAAGCAGATGCCGTGGAACCAGACCATAATACTTAGTAAGACGTACTTTGTCTGTAGGCTCGTCAAACAGCTCCTGATCAGGCTCTATGTCCAAGTCTGGAGCAGCTTCGCCTATGTAGGTTTGCTTGTAGACTCCTTCTTCTTGCAGTATCTCCACCTGATGACGGGACACAAACTGGTCAATAGCCACGCCGAGGGCTTCTTCAATAGAGGTCGCTACAGGGTCTATCAGGAAGTTCTGGGGCTGGATAGGACGTAGCCTTACGCTTGTCTTGTCACGCACCTGCACGCCTACAGCCTGCATAGTACCTTCCATAATAGACTCTGTAGCAGGTACTAACTCTTTATTGCTTTCGATAACAATCTCAGCAATACCCGTGCCGTAAATGGCCGAGTTGATCAAAACCTCGCCGATGGCGGCTCTAATCTTGTTCTTTTTAAACTCTTCTTCTAGCTTATGCCGAAGTACTTGTATATCGCCTCTGTCTTGATCGCCGTAGTTGTCCTGAACGTCAAAGAAGCGTCCACGACCAAAAGTAGCCTCTTCGATCTCAGCTACGTTATTCTCAACAGCTTGAAGGAGGGCTGGAGAGACAATCCTACTCCGTTCACTTGTTCTGGTAGCGTCGTCAGCGTTCCAGATACCACGCCACAGCCGATAGTATTCATCATGTTTTTCATCGTAGTTAGTGTCGTAGTGGTCACGCCAATCGTCGCACTTAGACTGAACCCAAGCCTCAAGAGTCTCTTCGATCATCTGAGCTGAGCCGCCTTCAATATAATCTTCCATAAGTTAGTACCTTAATATCCGCTAACGGGGTCTAGTATTGTTTCGTAGTCGTCTTCTTCAAAGTTTCCAAAATACGCCACCTGAGCTAGCTGGTCTATGTAGGCCAGACTATCAACAGTATCGTCATGCACCAAATGGTTAGGAAACTGGAAAAGCTCGTCTAAGAAGGTCATATTCCACTCCCCTTTTCTGATGGAGATAAGCCCATTCTCAAATCTGCCCTGCAAAGCCCACACGATCCTGTCTTGCTTCTTCTGGTTGCCGTGTGTTAGCTCTTCTACTCTAAAATACTTATTGTATCTTCTCATCAGGTCTGTAAGAGGCGACATCACTGCCTGTTTACTTATACCCCTTTCAATACCCACGCTGATGGGTCTGTACTTGTCTACAGCCCTGAATATCTTCTTAGCTGTCTCGTCAAGCGTCCACCTGCCTATAATCATCTCTTCGACTATCCAGCCGTTCTCTCCCACCTCAACGACTGTTATCACAGAGTTGTCTAACTTCTTAGACTGCTTTTTGCCCATCTCGGTAAAACCGGCAAGGTCAATAGCAATATAGTAGTCTCCGCTGTCATCACCACGCTTACCCTCAGCGTACTGTATCCACTCCTCCTTAAAGACCTCACTGCCTCTAGACTCAAAGCTAGCCATAAACTCCTGACGGAATCCATGAGAGGACATGGTCTTCTTGGCTGTGTTGATCTCCTCAGGGTCGATGAACGGGTTATCAAAGCTGGTAAAGTGGAAAGACGAGTAGTCCTCCAACAACCCCATCCCAGCGTCCCTGTGAAGCTCGTAGAAGTGGTTTCTGCCCAAAGGAGTACCAATGAACAGAGCACCGCCTTTCATGTCTGACAGGGCAGGACGTATAATCAACTCCCACACCTCAGGCTTCATGTCAGCGTACTCGTCCAGTACAACGTAGTTCAAGGACACACCGCGCATCGTCTCAGGCCTGTCTGAGCCTTTCAACGATATAGTAATACCGTTAACCAGCTTCAGCTCTAGGTTGTTGATGTGTGACGACGCTATAACGTTCTTGCCCAGCTCCAGCAGCGTATTCCAGATAACATCTCTGGCCTGTGCCTGAGTAGGCGCAACGTAAAACACCTTTCCCTTTGTAGCCTGTAGACCATGCACTAACA